GTCGGTCCACATGTCCGTGGTCTTGACGACCGTCAGATTCGTGTCGCGACCGTAGTCAACAACCTGCGTCGGGCCGTCTTCGTATTCGACGGTGACGGCGCCGTAGAGCAACGCTTGGGCGCACATCCATTCCCAACGACGCTCGATTGCTTCGCGGTGCTTCTTCAGGATGTCGGCGACTTCCGCATCCCAATTTTGCTGCGGAGTGCGCGGCGTGTCGGTGAAGATGTCGCCCGGACGGCGGGTGAACATTTCGGTCGGAACCACCGCATCACGTGGCTTGATGTAAGCTGGCGTGAACATGCGGGCTTCGGAGCCTTTGCGCTTGTAGATCGGACGGCCCGTGTTCGTCGGGTAGACGAACGGGGCGATCTCGCGGCCGGGAGCCGCCAGCTTTTCGAACACGATCTTTTGACGCGTGGACTGCACGTGGTTCCGGCTGAAACCGCCGAGGTCGCGGAAGTACCGTTGCGGGACCGCAAGCCGGTCGTCCGAATAAACGCCAAGCAACTGGCGGGTAGGGAGGACTTCGATTGCCATTGTGGCGTTCCTTCTGAGTTAGGGTTGCGGTTGCAGCTCTTAAGCCTGAATGACTGGCGTGGCGGTCTTGATCGTGTCCACGCCAATGGACTGGCCGTTGAGTTCGAGGTTGCGGCGCAGGGTGTCCAGCGTCCAACCGGCGCCCAGCGTGAGCCGGTCGTAGTTGAACACGCCGTCGGTGTAGAAGCCGACGCGCTCGATGTCGGAGCCGACCGCCGAGTTGGAGTCGACAACCGAGTTGGAGTCCGCAGCGCCCGAAACGGAAACGTCATGCGTGGTGACGCCGATTGGGTTTTGCGAGCCATCGGCCGCAGCGAACGCGGAGAGAACCAGCAAGCCGGTTTCGGTCACGCGGCCGACAAGCGAATACTGCACGAGGTCATCGACCGTCGAGCCGTAGGAAACTTGCGTGGCCGGGTTGCCCGCGAAAATCGTGTTGGTCTGCGTGTAGCTGTCCGCTTCAGAAGAAGCGAAGTATGGCGCCGAGCCGGAAAGAGATTGAACCATTTTCTAAGTCCTTCTGAGGTGGAGGTTTACGATTGCGAAGCGTTTTACTTCTTCGCGCCGAAACGAGCGCCGACGATGCGTTCAACAGCAGCGGCGTCTTGAGCTTCAGCCGACAGCTCTTGGCCGCCGCCTTCGCCTTCAGCGCCGTCGCCCGCACCGGGGCCCGCCGCTTGCTCGTTCATTTTCTTTTCGAACGCAGGGTTGCCCGCATTCGTGGTCGGAGCGGCGGCGGTCTTTTCTTCTGGCAGCGTGGCCAAGAAAGTCTTCGCGTCGGCGACCGACATGTCGGTGTTGAATGCGACCGACTCGGCAGCGGCCGGGCGGCCTTTGGCTTCGTCGAGAGCGCGGATGTCTTTGATGCGGGTCTTAGCGGCAGTCGCCGCCGTGGTTGCCGCAGCGGCCGAAGCGGCGGTGGCTTCCGCGATGCCGTCGGCCTTGGCCTTGGCAACAGCTTCGTCGTGGGTCTTCTGGTCAATCGCCATGTCATCTTCCTCTTCATGATCGCCCAGAAGGGCAACTGAGAACTCTGTGATTGCGTCGTCAAAGGGTCCGACACGATCTGCTAACTTCTGCTCCATAGCTTCGCGCGAACCGTAAATCAATGCATCTTGCCCACGGACAGCTTTCTCGTCGATCTTCCGGTTGCGCGAAACCGCAGAAACGAACAGCCCATAAGTCTCGTCAATGCGCGATTGAATGCGCTTTTTCGCGTCTGCGCTCAGTGGATTGGCCTCGTTGCCGTCCACTTTGTGCTTGCCCGCGTGGATGAAAGTTAGGGCGACGCCTGCGTTCTCCAACTGCTTCGAGCGATCCGCGTGAGTCGTGACCACGCCGATGGAGCCAAGCAGGCCGGTTCGCGAGACGGTGATCCGCGACGCGGCGGAAGCCAGCGCGTAACCAGCCGACATCGCGGCTTCATGCGCGAATGCCGCAATCGGTTTCTCGCCGCGTGCGGAATAAATCTTGTCGGCCAATTCGAAGCAGCCCGCCACCATGCCGCCCGGCGTGTCGCAGACGAGCGCGATGCCCTTCACGTTGTCGTCGGCGAGGCCGCGTTCAAGCGCCTTCTCGATGTACTTGTAGCCGGTCGCGTAGGAACCGGCCGCATACGGAAAGTTGTTCAGCAGCACGCCTTTGACAGGGATTTGCAGGATGCCTTCTTTGACGACATAGGGCTTGTAAGCGGAGTCCCACGCGCCGTCTTGCGGCCAGTAATCATCACGCGCGGAGAACGCGGCGAAGGACGACTCGAAAATCTGCGCGGCGTCTTTGTGGTTGGCCAGCGCAGTCAGGTGCGCTTCGAATTGCTCGAACGCTTCCGGCGACACCATGAGCTGCCCGCCAGCGGCGACAGTCGAGAGGAGATAGTCACGGAACATCTTAGGCTCCCTTCTTGGCCGGTTTCTTGGCCGGTTGCGAGTCGTCAGTAGGCTCGTTCGCTTGCTCAAGCAACTTGGTCTGCGTCTCCGGGTCCGCCTCAGGCATCAGCAGGCCGAGCTTCTTCAGCATGGTTTGCTCACGCGCCTTCTGACGCAGGCCCTTGCGCCAATCAATACCTTGACGGCCCAGCTCGATTTCGAGCGTGCTCAGGTTGCCCTGCACACGTGCGAGCGCGGCCTGAGTTTCCTTCATTTCGTCGATCATGCCGCGCGCGGCGCCGAGCCACGTGCATTTCGTGTATGCGTCGCGGTTCATGCCCTCGTAGAAATCAGGGCGGCCCTTCATCGTTTCGAGCTGGCCCATGTTGACCGCTTCCTCGAACCAGAGGCGGAAGATGAGTGTGGCGAAGCGATCCGCGATCAGCTTCTTGCGGGATGACATCGCCTTCCACGTTTGGTTCAAGGCCGCACGCATGGACGAATAGTTCGACTGCGAATAGTCGCGCGACAATTCTTCGTAGGACACGTTGAGGGCCGCCGCGATGTAGCGCAGCAGGGCCGCTTCAAACTCAGTGCCCAGCGGGCCACCCTGACCGGCCGGACGAAGCTGTAGCTTCTGGCCGGGGAACAGGTGAGGGATTTTCACGCCGTCAATTTGGAGGCCGCGGAATCCACCGCTGTATTGATTGACCGCAGTCAGGTAGTCCGCAGCCCAATCGAAATACGGGTCCACATCCGTTCCAACGATTGTGTCCACTGACGCCGGATTGTCCGTTTCGACCGAGGCTGCGAACGTCGCGTTGACGACCGCGTTCTGCAACATGACATCGCGGAACTTCTTGGTCGTCTTCATTTCCTTCAGCGCCGACACGATGCCGGAGATGCCACGCGTTTGGTCGATACGCTCGTTGTCGATAATGTGGATGATGCGGTTCCGCCCGAAGCCCGTGTAGGCCGGGTACTCGGTCCAGTTCCACGCGGCCTGCGGGTTCTGGATGCTGATGTCGGACGGATGCGAGTTGCGGATGAAGTAGCTGATCGGCGCGCCGTAACGGTCCACGCGCACGCCGTCGCGGATGTCCGCGATTGCGTTGCCGCCGAAAGGATTCGACAGGCGCTCGTTTTCGATCATCTGGATCGCGGTCTTGTACGGCCGACCGACCCGGCGAATCCACTCGGCCGAGGCCAGCACTTCACCGGCCGACAGAGAGACGCCGACGGCGAGGCGCACGAGGCCAGTGAGCGTCAGCTTGCGCGACGCGTCGATCCAGCAATCCGGGCTCTCGGCATAGAGCGAGAACTTGGATTCGACTTCCTCTTGAAACTCAGTTTCCCATTCCTCGTCGTCCTTCATGCCGAGGGCGCGCAGATCGGGCGCGCAGTTCAGCAGGTATTCAGCGCCGACGATTGTATCCTTGTGGATGGTCTCGCCGGACGCAACGAAGGAGTCGTTGCGGATGATGTCGCGTGAGCGCGCCATCGCTGTGCCGCGCGACGGGATAATGTCTGCGTCGGCGGAGTTGAGCGTCGGGCTCCACATCGCGACTTCACGGTCGAATAGCGACGCACCCTCGTAGGCGCCGCCTGCGAGGCCGTAGTCCACATTGCGAGTTGGCAGTCCGAGTAGGTCGGCTTTCGAGCGGCGCTTCTTCATCGTCCCATCCACACCTTTACCGGGCGACGGTTGCCCGAGCCACGGCAGTTGAGTTCAGCTTGAAGGTCGGCAATGTAGCGGCGGAGTTCGGAGACATTGGTCTTCGAGTATTCGACTTGCTCGCCGTTCTGATCGCGGATGGAGGAAGCCTGACCGCCGATCATGATCTTGTGCAGTGCCTCTTTGGCTTCTGCGATCTGTGCGCGGAGGGCTGCTTTCTCTTCTTCGGTCAGTTGATTAGACATAGCTCGCCCTCGGCCGGAGACCCTGATATTTCCCGACCCCTAACACCCGGCGAGAGGATTTACAACGTGATCACCCCAGACCTTTGCCGATGTCGCTGAAGCTGCGGCGCTTCTTCGGTGCGCGAATCACCAGTCCGGCGTCGTCCTCGGCCTCTAGAATCAGATCGTTCTCGTCCCAGACTTCGGCCCAAGAAGGCGGCTTTTCCCAATCAATCCGGTGGGCGTTGATGCGCGGATCGCGCAACATGGCAAGACAGTAATAGAGCAAATCGAATGCTTCGTTTCGCTTGGAGCCGACCTTCTCCCACTGCCCTTTGTCGTTCCGGATTTCGGCAGTGAGCTGCATGTAGAGCCAGTCTTCGGACCACGCGGGGAAGTGAATCATGCCGCCGCCGATGTCTGTCCGGCCGAGCAGCGAAGACACTTGGTCCTTCATCAAGTTCGAGTTCATCATGCCGACCGGCACGTCGCCGCGAGCACCGGCTTTACGGTCCTTACGCGTGGAGTCTGGGAAGCTGATTTTGTAATGCGGCCACGCGGGAGTCGGCGTTCCCTTGAGAAGCTGGAAACGGTTTTGCAGACCGTCCTTCATGTTCTTCAGCTTCCGCCAGAAGTTGTACGCGTTGAACGTCACGCCCTCTTTACCGCCTGAGTCGCAGCCCGTGAGCTTGACTTGCATGCGTCGGCCTGAGCCGTCGTTGAGCGGGTAGGTGCGCGTCATCACGTCGTCGATCAGCACGTCCCAATCTTCCGCGTATGCGGCCGGGTCTATGTTCAGCGGATTGCCGTCGTCGCCTATCCGTTTCGACTTGCGGATTTTGAACATGTGGATGTGCCAGATGTCGTTGCCGACTCCGACGCCGTAGACGTGGACGACGAACGCGGGCTTGAGACCCGCCTGCACGTCCACCGTCGCCATGAGGAAGCGCACGCCGTCAGGCACGCACGGATCGGTCGCGGTGCCGCCCCAATCCTCTGCGCGGTTCTTCAGGTCTTCAGGGAGGCGCGCTGTTGCGGCGGCCTTCGGAATGTACGGCTGGCCTTGGTCGGCGTTCACGGTGGCCCGCAGCGCTTCCTCAGAGCCCGTCTTGTCGTACTCCTCTTCTGCCTTGATGTACTTCATCACGAGGTCTTTCCACGTGGCAAAGCTGGCGCAGACACCTTGCAGCCAGAAGGACGCGATGTCGGATCGCATTGGCAAGCCGGTGAGCGTGCCGTCGGCGCGTAGCTTCTGCCCGTCGCGGACCCATCGGCCTTTGATATTCAGGGCGTGCTTCTGGTGATGGTCGATATGATCGTGGCAGTGCGGACAGACCATCGTGGCGCTCTCTGCGCGGAACACGTCGTCGCCCTCTTCCGGCCACGTGAGCATGTCGAACGTCGGTTCAAAGGGCTCGCTGCAATGCGGGCAGAACCAGAAGAAGCGGCGCCGGTCGCCGCGATTGTAGAGCGAGAGGATGCTGGCCTTGCTGTCGCTGTCGGTCGGCGGCGCCTCGTGCGAAGTCGTGCGAACCCACTTCACGTTGCGCACGTCACGGCCGGGAGAAGACTCCGCAACCACCATGCCGAAACGCTTGAAGGTCCGCGCCCGCATGCGAGCCAAGTCGAACGGGTTGCCTTCGCCGTCCACGCTCGCGGGCATGGCGTCGAAGTCGGTGAGCCAGAGGCGCGGGATCGGCTTGCCGCGCAGTTCCGCGACGGAAGGGTGCGAAAGCGTGAGCAGCATGCCGCTCTTGTAGCGCACGTCAAACACGTTGGCCGACTGCTTGCCGGGTAGGAGCTGCTTCTTCAGCGCCTTCGTGTCCATGTGCAGTTTTACGAGTCGACGTTTCGAGAAATCTCGGGACGCGTCGTGCGTCGGCGAGATCAGCATCATGTCAGCCGGATCGCAAAGAGCGCTGTGGACAATCCAAGACGGGAAGGTCTCGGTCTTCCCAGACTGCGCGGGTCCAACGAAGATCATCGCCTGATACTCATACGATGTCAGGATTTCGCCGGGCTCCACCATGTAAGGTGCATTGTCGTTCTTGTAGGGCCCGACGTATCCGCCGCCCTCGTTGCGCAGCTCGCGATAACGCTCGGCCGACTCAGGCACAGTCAGCCGCTCGGGCGGCCGAAGGATGTCCGACGCCGACGCGACGATCTCTTCCAGCGACCGGAAGCTCGCCTTAGTCTTCTTCTTCCGATTCGTCAGATTGTCGGCCATCAAGATTTCTCGTCTCTAGCACTGAGCCGTGGAACTGTTGGGAGGGCAGCGCTTTCAGGGTGTCGTCGAGGCTTTTACGCAGCGCATCGACTCGGGCTTCGAGGATTTTATATTGCTCCGGCGTTAGCTTGGTCTCGCGTTCTACGTCGTCTGTCCAAACCTGCATCTGGTTCTTGATCTGCTTGAAGACATTCGAGAGAACCTCGTGAACGTCGCTCGTATGCCACAGCTCCCCGCTCCGCTCTTCGTAGTTGAGGCGCTTGTTCTCGGCGTCCCAGAACTCTTTGCGGAGCATGACCGGCAGCTCGTTCGGCTGCATGTTCTTGATGTAGTCGTAAACGTCGATCTGCGGGTTGATCAGATACGAGAGGGCGATCATCGGATCGTAAACGTCGCGGCCTGCTTCCTTCTTCAGCACCGGGCATTTGCCGAGTCGGCGCTTCACCGTGTTCGGGTGCATGCGCGTAAATCCGACGAGCCAATTCTGCGTCACACCGTCACGCAGCTTGTGCCATTCCGTCTCTGAGTCCTCGGGCCGTGGCGGTTTCTTCCTCGGCATTTCACCGAGCAAATCTTCCGCCGACCGAGGCTTGCGATCCTTTGCCATGACTCGGCCTTACCCTCTATTTGTAGTGTTGTAAAATCCACGGCGAGAGAGTTTGCACGCGTTCGGACCAAGGACTCCACGGGCCGTTCATCTGAAGCATGCGCGCGCCGACGGGCATCGCGCCGCCCGTTGGTTCGTGCGACAGGCCGTCCACGAGACTGCGGCGCTTCCACGATTCGTAAGCCCACAGGTGACGCGGCGCGATGTCGTCGCGATAGCAGAAGAGACCATCGTCGCGCGTTACTTTCGTGATCTTGTCGTTCGCCACAAGGCCGATCATCGCTTGATCGCTGCCGCCGTAACGCAGACCTCGGCCCTTCACGTTGTTCTGCCAGAGCCCGAGGTTGTTCTTGAAGTTCGTGAACAGCTCGGGCGCCACGCCGTGATCCGCGATGACGAACGAACCGTTGACCGGCTGCGGCGGAAGCTCGACGCCGGACATGACGAACGCGCCCTGCTTCTGGAAGATCGGAGTCACATCGTCCACGAGCACCATGTCGAGGTCGATCCAGCACCAGCGTGGCTCCGCGATGATCTGGCGGAAGCTGTCGTCGAAACACTTCAGCCGCACGAAACACTTGCCGCCCGCCTCCCGCAGATCACTCCACAGCGGCACGACTTGTGCTTCGCTCTTGAAGCGCTCGCGGGTCGCTTTGTTGTCGGAGATCACGACAATCCGGTGCGGCATGTGTAGGTGACGGCGCAACATCCCGATCATCGTCGAGATATAGCCGTCGCTGAACTTACCGCCCCACGACCACAGGATTATCGGTAGGGGGTGTCCAAGTTCGGAAGGACTTGACGGATGATTTGGGGTTTGCATTCCACACCTTCACTTTGAATTTCTTGATGTCGTCTTCGAGGCGCTGATAGCCCCACTTCTGGCGGCCGTAGCGGTCGTGCCAGTTCTCGATGAGCCCGCCCGTGAAGTGACGCTCGCCCTTGGGCCCCGCGTGCCCGTCAACGCCTATCAGGACGATCTCGCGCGATCCGCGCAGGAAGGCGAGGGATATGGCGAGACACGTCGTGGTGAACGTCCCACGCAGCTCTGCGGGGTTTCTGGACAGGCCCCGGCCGGGAACCTTGGGTATGAACTGAACGCGGTCGTCGTGCAGCTCTGGCGGCAGCGGCTCAGGGTCCGTGTAAAGGATTAGGGGGCCCCTGTAGCCGCTCAGGTCCGGGCGGCGCTTGACGTAGCGGTGATCGCCGATCATGAGCACGTCGGCCTCCGGAGCGAGCTGGAAGCCGTCTTTAACGGCAATCGTGCGCCAGCCCTTCACGAGCGAGAAGTCGAAGCTGGAAGCAGACAAGCCCGACGCTACGATAGCGACGGGCTCCCCTGTCCAGTCCGGCGTGGCGACGTACCGCTTCATTTTGGTTTGACGAGTACGGCCAGCTCGACGCCGACCCGAGTCGGCTTGATCGGTGGGACTTCCGACACGTAGGCGAAGTGCTTGCTAAGGCGCTCCATCCACCACGGGGTTGGTTTGATGATGAGGTGAGCGTTGCGGCCGTCGGCGAGGGTCTTGTTCGCCTTCCGCTGCGAGATCACCAGAAGGCCCATGTGCCCCATCCGGTCTGCGATATGCGCGAGCACATTGTCGAGCAGCTCTGGCTCGACGTGTTCGAGCACATCGTTGCACGTGACGAACTCGGCGCGCTCGGGCATCTCTGGCGCCGTCACCGGGTCATACCCTTGGCAAGGCAGATCGGGACGAGCCTCGCGGATCGCGGCGAGCAGGTTGCCCTTGCCACACCCGTAATCGAGATACGAGGTCGATCCCGCTTCAGCGATGTATTCGAGAACTCGTTGAGTCCAGTCGTCGCCTTTGCCGCCGTACTTCTTTTTGCGGTTGTGCAGTTCGGCGTTGAGCGCGAGGTAGCTTTTCGAGATGAGGGTCATTTGATCTCCACGAGTACGGCCAGCTCTGACTTGGCCTTGGACGGGTCGAGGATTTCGACCTCTCTTAGATTTGGGAAGTAGCGGCCCAACTGACCGAGCCACCAATCGCGTGGAAGCGCGGCGAGCTGGTGCGTGAGCCGGTTCCTGATCGACGCGTTGCGCAGCGAGATCGTGATGAGCGCCGCCCGTTTCGTGCAGCGCTTGATGTCCTTCAGCACGTCGTCGAGGCACTCTTCTTCCACGTGTTCGAGAACGTCTATGCACGTCACGAAATCAGCGGGCTTCGGCTTCGACGGGTACGTGGCAGGATCATATTGTTGATGGGCGAAGTTCTGTGAGTCGATCCGCTTATGGATTTCCGGGTGCGCCAAAACATGAAGAACCAGCTCGCTCCGACCACAGCCGTAGTCAAGAATCGTGTTTGACGAGGTACGCTGCATGTACTTCAGCACGCGGTCTGCCCACAGGTGGCCGATCACTCCGAAGTTCGTATCGCGCTCGTGCAGCTCGCGGAGTCTGGCTGCGTGTTCCGGGGTGTAGGTGCTCATGTGCCTCTCGCGTGCTTCAGAGTGTCCGCCCAGAGATCGCCGAACTGGATCGACTTCTTCGCGCAGATTTCCGGCGTGCCGTTGGTGAAGTGGATACCGGCCGGGGGTTCTGCCTCCGGGTACGGGGCCCATTCGTACTCGCCTTCGAGCCAGTTCCAATTGACCGGCAGCTCGCCGATCTCTTCGTCACGGGCCCACTTTAGCTGATGCAACCAATCCGGCCGCGCGCTGTTCACGAGGTAGCGCGTGAGGCCGCGCGTCGCGGGATGCTCGTTGTTGAAGATCATCAGGCTCGACCAATTCTTTCGCGGATACGCAATCTGCGGCTGGCCGTCCATCTTCCACGCTGCTTTCGGCGTGTAGTCGTGCTTCACAACGCTGACCGCTTTGTCAGGATCGACCTCTCGCAGAAGGTCGGCGATGTCGGCCGTAAACAAGAAATCACAATCGACGAACATCGAGTAGCTTC